ACGTGCTGAGGGTGACGTGGGGGAGTACCCTTTGGGTGACTGAGGGGTTTATTACGTTCTGGTTGACCACGGCTCTCATTGTGTTTGAAAGGTACCCTGTTGCAGTGTACACATCCCACACTACCCGCCGTTCTAACCAGCACTCGTTAAACCTACCGGAAACGGACAGGGACAAGGCCCCTTCATCGTCCATCTCTTTGGTCACAGTCTCAATCACCCCTAGGGTATCCTCGCCTATCCAGAGCAGATTTTCCGCTTGCAAAAGCTCCGCATTGTCATCTGTGAGAGGTGCATATAGCTCAAAGCCACCCACGTCATTAAACCGTTCCGTCCAGGTTAGAGCCGTCATTTGGTTAATGAGGCCCAAGGGAACCAGGTCGGGAGAGAGGACGGTCACGCTTAAATCTATCACTCGTCCACCTCCAGATAACCCGGCTCAAATCTAATGTTGATTTCCAGCATATCAAGGCCGGAATCTGCATTATACTGGATATAATTCAGGCCCTGCCCTAGGGTCAACCAGGAAGAATCAAAGGTACGATACTGGAAATAGTTGCTTTCCTCACCGTTTACGGAACCTGTAACTTTTCTATAGCCCTCTCTTGTGTCAACCCTTATCACCTCTCCAACGGTCATGGTCTTGTTGATTTGGATAAAGGTTTGGGTCTCAATGTCAGTCAAGGAGGGGTTTACTACCGTTCCATAGGCTTTAAACTCAACAATGTACCCTACAGGTAGGTCCCCCTCGTTTGTGACCTCAGCGATTTGGGAGGGCTGTCGTACACCCATTTGGATACCCTCGCCCTCTGGGATAATCAGGGGGAAGTGAAACAGGTGCTTTGTGTAGGAAACCAGGACATTCTGTTCGTCCGCATCCGTAAACATGGGATAGGGACAATACCCTGTAACCAGGAATTTTGAGATTAGCTCATTGTTTTCCTGGTATGTCACCGAATAAGCAACAGAGGTTCTAGGGTAAAACTGAATTTTCTTGCCATTTGCATAGGCTTCAAGCAAGTGTTTTGGGTTTACCAGACGGTTAAGCCGCTTTTTCATCTGGGATACTGAAATTGCATCCCACCCGGCTACATATCCAGTGATTTGGATTTGCCGGGGTTCCAGAGTGGTGTTGTAAACAGTTTCACCAACTTGGTCGATGAATTTATAGCTGTGGTTAGTACCCTCTACTTGTCCAAAGTCAACCTCATCTAGCCAATATTCACCCGTGGTTTTGTTGATACTGATTTCTGTATCTAGCTCAGTGTTCCTTAGTACCACACTTTCAATCAATATCAATCACCCCTTTACCGATAACCTAGGGCTAATTCCTGTTTCACCCGTTTAAATTCCCGTGCCGCCTTGACAGGTGTCAAGGCCGTGGGAGAATAGAAATTATAGGTATCGCCGCCCCCTGTGCTACCCTTGCTATATGCCTGGTTCTCTTCCTTTGTTAGGACTCTTTCACCCTCGTGGATTTGGGCCACCATGTCCCTAGGGACGTAGTCAATACCACTTGCAAACGTACCACCCGGCCCAGTGCCACGGGACGCACCAGAGATGCTAGAGGCCGCACTGGAAGCCTGGCCCCATTGACCCTTAATCCAGCTCACTTTATCCGTTACCCAACTTGTAATAGATTGCCAAGCGGACTTAAAGCCACTTAGAAGCTGGTTAATGATATTTGCACCCGCATTATACAGGGCGGAACCGATACTCTTTACCGTATAAACAATACCCTGTATCTTATCACTAAACCAAGTAGTGATAGTCTCCCAAACAGAAGAAAAACCCTCCTTGATTTTATTAAAGGCCGTGGTTGCCGCATTTTTCAGGCTTGCGCCTATATTTTGCAGAGTAGAAACCAGAGTATTCAAAAAGGTACTAAACGCTGTCTTGATTGCGTTCCAGATGCTCTCAGCCGTAGACTTGATAGCGTTCCAGATAGTGGAGAAAAGGTTTTTTATGGACGTGAATACCGTTGTTGCCGTGGTGCTTATCCCGTTCCATAGGGTAGTCAAGAAAGACTTTATAGCGTTCCAAACCGTGGTTGCTACCGTCTTGATACCGTTCCACGTGGTGGAAAAGAAGCTAGATATAGCACTCCATATACTTTGGGCCGTGCTGGACAGGGTATTCCACAGGTTAGTCATAAAGTCAGATAGAGCTGTCCATATAGACATACCCGTTTCATAAATGGCAGTGAAAAACCCTGTAATAGCCTCTACCACAGTCTCAACGATAAGCTTAATTGCCTCCCACAGGGTTTCCCAGAAGTTACGGAATCCCTCACAGTTGTTCCACAGGTAGACAAATGCGGCAACCAGGGCCGCAATACCCGCCACAATTAGGACTATGGGGTTTGCAGACATGATTGCAAAGAGCTTGCTAAAGGCAGAACCTACCTTGCTCACCGTGGATATGATGCTACCAAAGCTGTTAATCATCTTCCCTATTTGAGTGGAGATACCGCCGATAACAAGGAGGACCGGGCCTACTGCCGCCGCTACCAGGCCTAGGGCAACAATAAACTGTTTCGCCCCATCGGACAACCCGTTGAATTTTTGAATTAGGGTCGTGATAAAGTCTGCTATGGAGCGTATCATAGGCATTAAAACCTCACCTATGGAGATAGCCGCACCCTCTAGGGCAGATTTTAACTGATTTATAGACCCTTCTAGGTTATCCTGCATGGTTTCAGCCATCGTTTCAGCCGCACCATCGCAATCATAAATGGCATCGGTGAGCTTGGCATAGTCCTCGTCAGATGCTTGGATAATTGCCAGCATACCCGACATAGATTCCTTGCCGAATAGGGTACTTGCCGCCGCTGTCAGTGTAGCCTCGTCTAGGTCGCCCATGTTGTTTCTCAGGTCATCCATGACCTCGCCTAGAGATTTCATGGTGCCATCGGAATTAGTCAAGCTGATATTGTATTCATCCATAACCGCTTTCATGGAGGCGGTCGGGGATGCAAGGTTAGACAGGGCTGTTTTAAGAGAGGTGCCAGCCTGGGAACCCTTGATACCAGCATTAGCCATCAAGCCCAAGGCAATGGACGTATCCTCAGCGGTATACCCCAAAGCACCCGCAACGGGAGCGACATACTTAAAGGACTCACCTAGTAGGGAAACATTGGTATTGGCATTACTGGAAGCAGATGCAAGCACATCGGCAAAGTGGGAGGAATCAGAGGCCGATAGCCCGAAAGCTGTTAGAGCATCAGTCACAATGTCAGAGGTCGTTGCTAGGTCCTCACCAGAAGCCGCCGCCAGGTTCATAACACCCGAAATGCCATCTAGCATATCTTCCGTTTTCCAACCCGCCATTGCCATATAGCTCATAGCATCTGCGGCCTCTGAGGCGGAAAATTGGGTGGTAGAACCCATCTCTTTGGCCTTGTCTCTCAGGGCCTCTAGGTCATCACCAGTAGCCCCGGAAATTGCGGCCACGTTGGACATAGAGGAATCAAAATTTGATGCCGCCGATACAGCCGCTGTGCCGATTGCTACTAACGGGGTAGTCACCCCAAGCGTTAGGGTCTTTCCCGCCGTGGTGAGAGTCTTACCCACCGCCGTAAATTTGTCGGCTGTAGTAGAGGTGTCATCCTGGAATACCTTCAAATTGCCAGTTGCAGATTTTATACCAGATTCAAACCCTGAGGTATCCAACATAAGATAACCAACAGCGGAACCAACGTCTAGTGCCATGCTCTCACCTCCTTAGTCATATTGGGCATAAAGCTCAGAAAAGCTTGTGTAGTGACGGTTGAATTGAACTTCTTCCCCCGCATCCAACTTGCTCATTATCAAATGGCAAGCCTCATCGAGACAGTATGCAGTGTAACTATCTGTAACACCCGCAATCTCAGACGGAAGCCGTTTGTACCTCTGTGCTACCCCCAGTAGTCGCATTATTTCCGGGCTGGACACGAAAGGTTTCCAGGCTCTTTACCCCCATCTGTGCGTAATTAAACACAAACATAAGTTGGTCATCGGTGAGCCGCACACCAGCGTTTTTAATGTCCTGGTAGGTAGGCTCTAAGAAACAGTCCTCACAGAAAATGTCAAGCACGTCAAAAAGGTCTCTTAGTGCCGCCTTATTCTTGGAGTCCACCGCTTTACCCGAAAATAAACCGTTTGCCGTGTTTAGGAGGGAATTGGGGATTTTGCCATGTTTCGCAAGGTCCAGCATGGAGGGGCGGCGCAGACGTGCAACAAAGGGTTGACCCTCTGCAAAAGGGGGAAGCTCCACAATCTGGCCCTCACTATAACTAGATAATTGCGTTAGGGTAGTGATTTGCTTTTCCATTTCCTACCCCCTTAGCCGCTGACCGTAGGCAGGTTCTCAGGCTTGATGTAGGTGATTTTGTAAGGTGCTTCATCTTCCTTGGGCGCACTGTTAATAGTGTACTCAGGCGCACGGAAAGCACCGTCCTCAGAACTAAAACCGACAGGAACACCTTGACAGTTGGGATAAGAAATGACCTCATACCCGGTAATGATACCAGCCGTATCATAAATAGCGGAATAGGCTTTTAGCTCACAAGGAGTGCCCTTGTCACTGGACCCCGCAACAGGGGGAGTGTAGCTAGATACACCAAACCCGGCATCTGTCTCACCTTCGGCGGTTTGGTCAGCGGTGGTCCAATACTTAATAGTGCCACCCTGTAGGATAGTCACAAGTTCGGGGTTTAATACGTTGTCAGTCAGGGTGATAGTGTTACCCGTGACCGTGGTAGTACTAGGTTTCTGAGAGATAAGCCTACCCTTGACAATCAATTTTACCGCATCTTCTGTCTCAGTCTGAGGACTAATAGAGATTTGGTTTGCAGTATCTAGGGCAATTTCATTTTCGGACCCTTCCGGCTTGACGGTCACAAGAACAACGTCAATCGTGGGGATTTCGTGGCCCTTCTTAGTTGCCATATCACTTTACCTCGCTTTCTTACACTTTTCGGTAGTTGTAATACTGTATGCTTATCATGTGAGCATCTACAGTATCATCATAAAATGATGCCGTTTCAAATAGTACGGGCTTTATCATAGGTTCAAGACCCTTCATCGACTCTTTTACCTTTGAAACGTACTCTTCCAGCTTTGTAAACTGGTTCTTAGGTACATAGCACATGACATCATACAGTGTTCTTGTGGTGCTAAACTGGTTGTACTGAGTAGTACCAGCATCTTTGACCACAATATAGGGAGCCTTACACTCCCCCTCTTTCTGAGCCGGGGTATAGACCTCAAACCCGCTCTCAGCTAGGTGGGAATATATATCTTTATACCGTGTAGTCTCCACGGAAATCAACCCCCTAGCTTAGACAGTAGGCTCTGGAAACCGGGGATTATCTGACCCTGACCCACATTTTGGATGGTCTCAGGAATGATTGCATATCGCTTTCCGTTCGCAAGCTCCAGCCACTTACCATAATCCACACCGTGGGCCAGCTCGATTTTGTATCCATTGGCATACTTCATGGAGGTTGCGGTCAGGCTTGCCCTTGCTCTGCCCGTCTGGTTCTGCCATCGGGCATTAGACCGGGCATAGTTCTGTAGCTTCAAGGCACTGGTTTCAGCATACATAGACACGGCGGAGTCTAACTTGCTCTGCATCCCCTCTAAGCCACTCATTAGGGCGGAAATGTCAAACTTTATGCTATTGCTCACACCACCACCTCCAAACTAATATCAAGGGCAAGATTAAATTCACCTGGATTAGTCACACCGGAAACATTATACACCTTGTCATTGATTGTAACTTTGTCGCCTTGTTTAACATCCTTCGCCTCATCGTACAGGGCCAGGATAAACGGAGAAGTCTTATCTTGCACAGAAGCGGCATCTGTCCCAGTTACTAGAATGTGTTCCGTTGTTTGGTGGAACACCCCATGAATTACCGTAACAGATACCGCCCCCGTCGGCTCTTTAAACTTGTCTAAATAGTCACGCTCGAATCTATATGTTTCCCCGTTAGTCCTAATCAGCCTTTTTAGCTTGTTTAGCTCAAACTTAGGGGTTTTCATCTCGCACCCCCAAGGGTCCCAGAATTAGAAGGTCTATACATATTTGCAAGCCGTCTAAAATACTGGGAGCTATCAGCCGTGGTCAACCCAGAGATAGTGAGCGTGGTGTTTTCCGCCTTGATAAGCAAGCACTGATAAGCCGTGTTGTAGAGGTCCCCGCCGTTTTGAGTCAAGTAAAACTCTAATTCCTCATCCGTAAAGAAAGGTACATCGGCCTCCCTTAGCATCAGTTTGAGGTTGTTAAGGTCTGCCATAACGTACCCCCTTACCCTTGTTGCTCCAGAATCAGGTCCTTTAGTTCCTGCTTAGACTTCCCACTTGTGGGAATCCCTAGAGAATTTGCAACTTCACGCAGTTCTCTAAGTGTTAGCTCGGAAATAGGCTTTTCAGTAAGTTCTTCTATCTCTTCCTCAGCCTCGCTATAGTCCACAGTCTCCACCGCTTCGGGGGTATCGGAGGGGGCCACCTGACCCACCTCCTCAACCTGAATAAGAGAATAACCCATGGACTTGTAAAGGGATTGATAGGCACCTTCGCTTACTGTGACCCTATGCTTGCCGTTACAAATCGTAACCATAGGACCCTCCTCACTTCACATCCGCAATGAAAATTTGGTCTGCCGCCTCGAAAGAGGGCAGGGACACCATAGAAACCTTGGTTTCCACATTCACAGGGTCGGACTTCTCCATGGTAGTAACCGCAACACCCGTATCAGTGATTGCCACGTTGGAAACATTGGAGCTTTGCAAGTCGGACTCTTCCGGGGTGGTGCCGAACCAAGTAAAGCCAAGGGAACCAGTGGGGAACAGAACGAAAGTGTCCTCAGGGACATAGCGCACGGTTTGACCTTGGTCATTGGTGTACATCTTGGTGTAAACCACGACTTCCAGACCCAGCTCATCTTGTAGTAGAGCCTTAACACGTGCATCAGAGGGGGTAACGGTGCCATTACCCATGACATAAATCATCTTAGAGATAGCAACATTATTCTTAATGTTGTTCCAAACCTTCTGACCACACACAGCACGGGTGGGGCGAACACCAGTATCAGCCTCCACCAGGTCCTGCCACTCATAAATGTCCTTTAGAATGTCAGCATTGTCACGGTCAGACCAACCAGTGGAAGCGGTACCCTTGTGATTCTCAGGAACGCCATAGTCATAAGTGTAGTTCTGACCATTTGCAACAATAGCGATGGAGCCGGTAGTCAGGGCCATCATACGCATCATTTCACGGCGCACTCTAGCACCCTCCAGAAGTCTCATCTCATCATCAAAGACCCGGTTCATAATACTATCAATATAGGCTTGATTGCCAGTCTCCAGCACCATATTTAGCTGTTGTCTCAGCTCTTCATCAATATAGGTACTCTCCTTGAAGAAGGGCATCTCAGCGGAAAGCCGCTCGAAACCGATTCTTGCACGGGGAATCACACCGACATCAAAAGCAGAGGGCTTTAGGACCACAGGGGCACCCTTGCTACCCTTAATCCACTTAATGTCAAGGCCCAGCTTCTTCTGATTGGTCCACAGGGTTTCACCCAGATAAGGGGGTTGGCCCTGGGTGAAGGTCTCCCAATAAGCGGTAACTTCCGGGGCCTTAACTAGGTCGAAAATATTAGGCATAATTCACACTCTCCTTTCTTAGTCTCTCAGAAGGTAAATCTTACCATCTAGGGCAGTCTTGGCGGCGGTTGCCAGGGTTTGAGTTGCGCTGTCAAGTCTGTCAAGGTTGACAAAACCCCAAATCAGCAGGGTACCATTTGCGGTGCCGTCAGTAATGTCAACATCATGTAGTAGGACACCAGCGGGGGAATCACCCGCCTTGAAAGCGGTCGAGCGGTCCGCTAGGTCCCCGGCCAGGGGAGTACCCGCCTTGACAATCTTTCTACCGTCCTCAGTGACAGAGGCGGTGGAGCCGTCAACCAGGATGGAGACGGACACTTGATTTTGCACATTATACAGAATCTGCACAGGTGCAACCGCAGTTTCGGTAAAAATACCAGTTCGATTTAGCATCTTTTAGTTTCCTCCTTAGTTCTTAAAATAGGGGTTTTCAGTAGGTTTGGAGGTCATACTTTCTGCAAGTCTCTTTCCCATAGACCCGGCTTTCTCATCCTTGGGGCTTCTCTTGTGGCCTTGACCGCCACCAGTGCCGGGGTCATCCTCTTGGAAAAACATAGCCATTTTCTCCTTAACGGCCTTTACCGCATCCTCAAAGGTAGTCTTATCGTCAACCTTGGCAGATGCTAGGGCAGTCACCTCAGACACATACTCGGACTTACAACCAGCCTCTAGTACAGCTAGCTTTTGCTCTGCTAGGGTCGCTC